TCTGCTTTTTTTGCTCGATGACAGCAAGCTCAACTTCTGTTTGCTTATCGAAGAATGTTGCTATGTCGTGATAGCAATCTTGAATTTCGTGGCCTAGAGAGATTAGCTCTTTAACTCCGGCTACAGCAGTCTTAGCAATAGCAACCGCTGCGCCGATAGTTATGGGATCCATTTATCCACCAAATAGTTTTTTAACACTCATGGTAATAACGGAACCTAAAGCACCGGCAGCAAATACAATCATGTAAATGCCGCCTTTGCCCTGATTGAGCATAGCCGTTACATCGGCCATCTCTTTGCGAAGTAAATGAATTTCAGCCGTTAATGTCTTAACATCTGCTTGCAATGCACCAAATTCTTGCGGATTAACGTCTGACATAATTCACTCACGGTTGTGTTGGCCAAATAACTTCCCAAGGAAAGCCAGATTGAGATGGAACATCGCGCAATGCTTGGCAATAATCTTTCCATGCTTGAGATGGCGTCATATCACTACGGAAGCGCCAATCTGTTGCCGATAGTTTATCATCTCTTTGCTGTCGAATAAGATTAGCCTTTTCAGCATCTTTTGCAGACTTATATGCAGCTTCTTGCTCTGCTGCTGTAGTCTCGCCATCAGTAAAAACAGGGCCAAGAGTGTACTTAGTAAACCATTTGCCATTTACCAGTTCTACACCAGAAGCCTGCGAGTATTGGTAAACAGTGCCACCTGTAGCTTGTGCGCCTTCAAATACTACGTCAGCGCCAAACGAGTCCAATATTGCTTCGTTAATTTGAACAGGGAATGACGTATTTGGGTTGAGTGCGCGAAACTCACTTTCAAACATTACAGCGCCAGTTGATCTGATTCGTACTTGCATGATGTTCCCTTTAAGCAATAGCTAAGAATATATATGTACCACCTGAAGCATTTAATGCTGCCGGTGCTGCTGCTGTTACTTTAAATCCAGTTGAATCAGTATCAACATAGTTATTTGCAGTTACTTCAGCCGCAGTTGAGTTTAATAGTAGATATGGATCAGTACCAGAAGATATACCGCGAGTTGAATCCCATACATACCAATCACCCGTAGAGTCAGTGCGCTTAATTAATACAAATCTTGCTCCAGAAGTAAATCCGCAAGCTACAGTCTGTAATGCTGCTGTGCCTGTGTAGTTACCAACTTTTGAGACACCCGCAACAGTGGCGAATAAGTAGGCTACATAAGTAAGACCAGCCGAATTTACTTGTGCATTATTCCCTACGAGGGTAAATACAGTACTTGTTGGCGTTGTACTATTCCAATATGTGCTACCTGTATTTACAGGATTTGACGTATTCAAAACAATATCAGAAGTATTACCTAACAGTGAAGAATATACTCTCCATTGAGTCATATTACTTCTTGATTTAACTATCATTAATTCAGGGGGAACAGTTAGATTATGCGTTACATTTTGTGCGGTACTCGTCCCCGTATAGCAAACCTCATCAAAGAAGCCAGGTGCGCGTTTAAACGAATACAGTAACGGATAATTGCCTGCTACACCTGCACCACCTGCATACAGCACCCCATTGGTTACACCAGTAGTAGTCGGGCCAAAAGCGGTTACCGTGTCTCCGGTTGTTGGAGTTGCTTCTACGTTTGTCAGGTTTGTGTATAAAGTCGGTGTGTAGTAGGCAGATGTAAAATTACGCAGGCGGTCAGCTACAAACCAATTCGCAACGGTTGTACGATCTTTAAACCAACCCATGTCAGATTGTTTTAAAGTACTCGTAATCGCGCTGTCTGCTGTAGTTGTATCTACTGAGAATACACTTGTACCCAACGTAGGCGTTCTCATTGGGCCACGACGAATGGCTATGTAGATGTGAGTTCTACCTGTACTATCGTTTGTTTGAGGCGTTGTTCCTATTACCTTAAAACCAGTAGCAGTCGGAGTAGCGCCTGTTGTTGAAAGAGCGCCTTCTGCATAATTTTGGTTTGGATAAAGTCTAGAAGTCCCACTAACATTCATTCCGCGCATATTATCAACAACTACCCAATCATCTCCTGACATTGTAATATTTTTAATTAAAACGAATTGAGGTTCGTATCCAAGCGTTATTTCTGGCGGCACTGTTGCGTTTGACAAATAACTACCACAACTAATCACATTATCAGTACCAGTAAGACCAAAGCCGCCTGCGTTGTTGGCGAATAGGTAGGCTACGTAGGTTCCACCAGATGCGTTTACGGCTGCGTTAGTGCCAATTGTAAAAACTGTAGATGTTGGTGTTGTGCTATTCCATCTATCTGCATTAGTAGCAGCAGCGGCTGTAGTGTTAAGAACTACATATTGCGTATTTGCAAGACTGCGGTGATATATTTGCCAATCTGCTGCTACATCAGTTCTTTTGACAATAATACATCCCGGTACAGCATCAAGATTATGAGCGACAGTTCTTGCAACACCTGTTCCAGTATAAGTAACAATATCAAAGAACTTAGGCTGTTTGCGGAATGTCCATGATGCGTAACCAACATTATTTGTATTTAACTTTGCAAGCGCACCTAGACTAAATCCATTGCTATTAAATGCAGTTAAACCGGTTGATTGGGTTGTTTGAGCGTCAGTTAAATTTGATACTAATTCAAAAGTAGCACCACGCGCAGTATCATATAAAGCGTGATCTGCTGCTGATCTACTTTTAATCCAAGTAAGCCCACCATTACCAGATAAATTTATTCCATTATCAATTGATTGTGTAGAGCCATTGCCCTTATAAAGCCACGTAGAGAATACATCTTCAATGTAATTAAAGTCGGCACTAACTTGCGAGTTTTGAGCGCTAAACATTTCAATCCTTACAGGTAGTTTTGACCAGCGTTTGAACCAATCCAATACGATCCATTGGCAACAAAGACATATTTATCCATCTTACTAGCGGTAGCAGTAATAGTCGGCGCTGTACTACCAGGCCACTTGACTGATGCAGGCCAAGTAGCTGTACGGCCACCAGTAGCGTCTTGTAGTAGCAGCAAAGTAAAGCCTTTACCAGATACCACTGTCGGGAATGTAAATGTACAATTACCAGTTAGCGTCAGAATCTGTACTGAGCCATTAGCTAAGTCAATTGTGTACGCTGTGCTAGTGTTAGCGGTAGCAACTTCTTCAGTATAGCCATTAGTAAACGTACCAGCCTCAATCGTTTTATTGGTAAGCGTCTGAGTGCCTGTTAGCGTTACATCGCCAGCATTGCCAAAACTAAGCACACCAGAGCCATTGGTACTAAGAACCTGCCCATTAGTACCGTCAGCAGTAGGCAGCGTCAGTGTGTAGCTAGTCGATACAGTGCCAGGAGACTTTAAGCCTACATAGTGCGATGAATCAGTATCAGCTAAACGCAGCGAGTTAGCAGCATTAACAGTTAGCGTATTGCCAACAGTAAACGTATCTAATGAGCTACCATCTTGCTGATTCTTGAGCTGCGACATAAGCTCACGAATAGCGTTGTTAATGCCACTAGGAGCGCATCCCTCTGCAATGTTAATACTGTCAATGTCAGTATTTAACGCAGGGTTTGTGTCGAATTCACTAATCTTTGTCTTTGCCATTATTGACCACCATAAATTTGTTGAAGTTCTTCAGAAGTAATCTGTGGAGAAAGCAAACCACGAGTTGCGGTAATAGCAGGATAAGGTGAAGCAGGTGGCTTAGTCATTACACCGGAGCGCATCATATTAGCCAAATCCTCAACACTTCCTTTTCTCATTTTAGTAGCAGCCATCCTTGATAAAGTAGCACCGGCAGCTATTGGTAGGCCGATAGTAGGTTCATACACTGCTGCGCCACCAGAAAAAGCACCACTGACAGGGCCAGTAGGTGCAAATCTACCAAAAAATTTAAGAAGGTTTTGAGTGTTGCCACCTTTAGCAGCGGCCTTAATTGCATCTCTTTCACCAGCAGTAAACAAACGCATCTTCTTATCGTTTTTAGCTAACTGGCGCAATTGCTGTGCAAGTGAATTCTCAGAGCCAGATGCCGTAAACTTACTAACGTCTAATTGAGCATTCTCAAGCATCTTTTCAAATACTTCGCCCTTCATTAGCTTTGAGTATTCACCTCGTGCTTGCTTCCATGCTTCAGCGCCACTTTTAGCGTCACCAGCCATAACATCTTTATCAGGCGCATTTAATACATAGTCATC